CGCTCTGCCAGAAGGAAATGTAAATGTCGTAGCGGACATCCCATTCGCTTTCGTAGTATTCATCCGCTTCCTCGTCGTACTCCTCGCTGGTTTCGGTCTCCGTGAAGCTGTCGATCTCGTGCTGCTCGAAGCCCTCGCCCCAGCCGTCGCTGTACTGCCCAGTGAGGTATTCCTTGAGCTGCGCCGTGTCGTCGTCCGTCCAGTCGTCATCCACTTCGCAGGTGGCAAGCCCGTAGAGCTTGCTGCCGATCCACTCGATGCCCATCGTGACCTTGTGCAGCTTCTTGTAGTAGGTTGCGCCGTGGTAGTCGTCGGCGTACTCGGCGAGGTCAGTGTCGTCGTTCTGGAGGGCAGCGGCAAGTTCCTCGGCGTAGCTTTCTGCAGGCTCGGTGTACTCGTTGCTCTCGCTGGCGATCTGTGCGATCAGGGTGTTGTAAATCTTCAGGGTTTTCATGGTGGTTTCCTCCGTGTTTTGAATTCCGGTGGGCTTTCCGCCTTTCCGTTGTACCCATATTAACTCTAAAAGCACATTATATCAAGCCGCTAAAACTACAGAAGATACGCGGAAAATGTGCGCCCGCTGTTGTGTATATTATGCCTACAATACAAGCAGGTCACGTTCGTCATAAATGCTGTCGCCGGTGTCGTTCCCGCAGCGGATTGCACGGTCAAGCGCCATGATCGTGGCGACCGTTCCGTCGATCTTCTCAGTGGATTTTTCCTTGTCGGGCTTGATGTTGCCTGCGGGATCGCGCTTGATGAAAATGTTGTCCATATTCCATCGCAGCACCGGATGCCCGTTGTGGGCGATTTTCTGTTCCAGCGTCAGCTTCATCAGCTCTTTGGTCGGCGGCGACATATCACGGTAGCCCTGACCGAACTGCACCAGCGTGAATCCCAGCCCCTCAAGGTTCTGTGACATTTGCACTGCGCCCCAGCGGTCGAAGGCAATCTCCCGGATGTTGAACCGTGTACCCAGTTCGTCGATGAAGTTTTCGATAAAGCCGTAATGCACGACGTTGCCCTCGGTGGTCATCAGGAAGCCCTGCCGCTGCCAGAGGTCATACGGCACATGGTCGCGCCGGACGCGCAGGTCAAGCGTTTCCTCCGGCAGCCAGAAGTACGGCAGAATATAATAATGGTCGTCCTCCTCGGTAGGCGGAAACACCAGTACGAATGCGGTTATATCCGTCGTGGACGAGAGGTCGAGACCGCCATAACATACACGCCCTTCCAGCAGCGATTCGTCAAAATCGACCTTGCAGGCATCCCATTTGTGCATCGGCATCCAGCGGACGGTCTGTTTCACCCATTGATTCAGACGGAGCTGTCGGAAGGCGTTCTCTTCGCCGGGGTTCTGCTTGGCGGATTCGCAGGCGGCTTCCACCTTATCCATGCCGATGGTTTCGCCGAGGGACGGATTTGATTTCTTCCAGACCTCCGGAGAAGTCCAGTCGGCATCATCGGGAGCGCCGTAGATCACAGGGTAGAAGGTCTTGTCGATTTTGCGCCCTTCGAGAATGTCCTGCGCCTTCTGGTGCTGTTCGTAGCAGATGGAATTGGTGTCCGTTCCCGCCGTCGTAATCAAAAAATACAGCGGCTGCATTCGTGCATCGCCGGAACCTTTCGTCATAACGTCAAAGAGCTTTCGGTTGGGCTGGGTGTGCAGCTCGTCGAACACGACTCCGTGAATATTGAAGCCGTGCTTGCTGTACGCCTCAGCGGAAAGCACCTGATAGAAGGAGTTGGTCGGCACATACACGATGCGCTTCTGCGACGTCAGGATTTTGACGCGCTTATTCAGCGCAGGACACATCCGCACCATGTCGGCGGCGACATCGAACACGATCGCCGCCTGCTGTCGGTCGGCAGCGCAGCCGTATACCTCGGCACGTTCCTCGCCGTCGCCGCAGGTAAGCAGCAGAGCGACCGCAGCAGCAAGCTCCGACTTTCCGTTCTTTTTCGGAATCTCGATGTATGCCGTGTTAAATTGCCGGTAGCCGTTGGGCTTGATGACACCGAACAAGTCGCGGATGATGCGCTCCTGCCAGTCAATCAGCTCGAACGGCTTTCCCGCCCATGTGCCTTTGGTATGAGCAAGGCACTCGATGAACCGGACTGCGTAGTCGGCGGCGGCTTTGTCGTAATGGGAATCCTCCGCCATGAACTGCGTCGGTGTATAATCTTTCAGCTTTCGCAAGTGCCTCACCTCCATGAGAAAGGCGGCTGCCTTCCGGTAGCCGCCTTCGTGTTTTTAGTTGTATTCGTGCATCAGGATCGCCAGCGCCATTTCCGCTGCCTCGTTCTGCGGCGGAACATCCAGCCCCCGGTCGTAGTTGTAAACAACCTCGCCGCTGATCTTCAGCGTTGCCTTGCTGATCCTGCCGCCGTCGATCCCGTACTGGCTGCCCTCGTCGTAGGCTTTCACCCAGTAATGAACCACCGTGTACTTGCCGTCGCCCTTCGGAACTCCAATCGTACCTTCATGCCACATATTCTTTTCCTCCGTTTTTCATAGTTTTCGGTGGGCTTTCCGCCCTTCCGTTGTACCCATATTAACTCTAAACGGCGAATATAGCAAGCCGCTAAATGTACAGAAGATATGAGGAAAATGTGCGGCGGGTGTTGTGTACTTTACACCCGCCGCTTTCTGTTATTCGCTCAGGGGAATCGGCATCAGGGTGTTGCCGACCAGTGCAAAGTCGTATGCCTGCCGGAACTGCTCCGTGTACTTTTCGATCAGCTCCTGCGGCAGGTCGGTGAAGTCCTCCTCGCCAAGCCCGCAAAGGAAGAATGTTCCCTTGATGACTCCGTAGGGCGGGACGGGGCGATTCCACTTCTGCTCCGGGTGGTAGAGGGCTTCCTCCTCGCACACCAGTGCAACCGGATCATCGAAGGGGTAAATCGCCTGAATGTATCCGCCGACCGTCTGCTGCAGGCTTTCAAGGTCTCCGCTGATCTCCTTTGCGTAGGGACGCTTGCCCGGTTCAACAACTAAAATGTTCATTTGAATGCTCCTTTGTTTTTATTCCGCTTCTCTTGCGGTAGTGACATATTAACTCTGAACCGAGGATATATCAAGCATTATCGGCAAAATAAATGTGACAAACATCGCGGCGGAAATGCCGCTGAATTGTACATTGCACAAGAGCCGCACACGCGCCCTGTGTGGGGCGGGTTACCGAAAGGGATACCGTTTGGAGGATATCCGTCCCGCGCCACACGTTGCAACGTGGCGGCTCTGTGTGCCTTATTCTTCGCCTTCGTACTTCTCGTGGATGATGCCGAGAATCTTGTCCTGTTCCTCGCGTCCTACGCCGATGCTTTCAAGCGCCTCACGCGTTCCGCAGTCGGGGCAGATCGGGCTGTTATCCACGCGGGAAAGGGCTGGTCGGGCAGTGTACGCCTGCCCGCATTTCGGGCAGATGTGCGGCTCGTTGTTGCGGTCTTTCATCGCTGCACCTCCTTTGTGCTGATTTCGTAGGCGGCATCGAGAAACTTGGTATCGAAGCCGAAGTTCCGGTAGCCTTCCTCACAGGTGCGGATGTAGGCAAGCGACGGAATTCCGAGGCTGCGTTCCTCATGCATGATGTACACGAAGGCGGTCAGCTTTCTGGTCTTGCCGCTTGCCAGCTTCACCGGCAGGCGGACTTCCTTCTTGTAGTAGAAGGTCGGGCAGCCCTCGTAGGCATCCAGCCGCTTCTCGTCTTCGGCGGTGACCTCCCAGACCGCGATCGGAACGATGCCGTTCTTCTTCGGTTCGATGGTCAGGTACGCGCCGGTCTTGCTGCCCTTGTAAAGCAACTCGTAGTCGGGGATCACCGTAATGCCGATGGGCTTGGCGGTCGGGCAGCGGTACCGCATCTGGCGGATGTTCAGGTTTGAGCCGTAGGCAAGGTAGTACTTCTTTTCCATGTCAATCGTCCTTTCCGAAGGAAGTCTCCTTCTACCACCCTAAGCCGCCCGTAGGCGGCAGGTGGGGAAAGGCGGCGGTTCAGCGTTCCGCCTTGCCCAGTTCGTATGCCTTGCGCAGCATCTCGCGGATGCCCCAGACGCTCACCTCCGGGAAATCCTCGGTGTCGTTCCAGCGGGTGTCCAGCCCGCCGCGCTGCTCCAGTGCGTAGTCCGCTTTCATTGCGATCTGCTCCAGCTTCTTGTCGGTTTCCGTTCCCCATTCGATGTTGCTCATTGCTCGTTCCTCCGTGTTTGTTTTCCGGTCGTTTTCCGTTCCGGTAGTCACATATTAACTCTTTTCGGGGAGAATAGCAAGCCGCTAAATGTACAAAACATCGCGGGGGAAAATGTGCCGTTCTTTGTGTAGTATATGCCTTGCCGCTGTTTGCGCCGTGTGCGCCCCGTACAGGGCTTTTTACCGAAAGGGGCAGTTACTTGGAGGATACCACTCCCGCCCCACACGGGGCAACGTGGGCGCTGTGTGCGGCTTTGCCGCCCCAGCCGCCGTTGTTGGCGGCTGGGATTCGGCTTTCCTCAAGGTCTGCCGAATCGGAAGGCGTTGTCGCCGGTAAGGTTCTGCGTCAGGGTTTCTCTTGCAGTGGCGAACTCGTCGCCAATGAAGCCCATCCGCATCAGCCAAGTCCGCATCGCAAACTTTTTGTTTTCCTTCTGCTGTTCCTTCGGGCTTGCGCTGCGCAGGTCTTTTGCCATCTGGCTCATTGCGAGGCAAAGCTGAATGTAGCTCTTGAGCTTGCCTGCGTGAAGCCCGTTCTGCTTGCCGCCTGCGGGCTTGTCGAACTGGAAAAGGCGGAATTCAATCGTGCCTTTTGTGAAGGTGGCGTGGAGGTTCAGCATATGGTAGCGGCTGCTGTTGTAATGGTGGCTTCTGCCGTTGTCGCATCCCTGTGCGCCGTACCAGATGTCTGCAAGCTGCGCCATCGTCTTGGGCTTCTTTGCGTTGAGCTGCTGCAGGAAATTCGGGTTGACCGTTCTGCAATACTGGTTCATTCTGTTGCGGTCTACCTTGATTGCCTCGGCGATCAGCGTTTCGTGGCTTGCCATGATGTTTGCGAGGTTTCTCAGGCTCTGCGGTGTGTGTCCCGCTGCGCCGATGTGAATGTGAACTCCGCAGCCTCTGGTGTAGTCGCTCTTCGCGCCCGCCTTGCGAAGGCGTCTGATCAGCTCCTGCAGGGTTTCGATGTCCTCGTAGTGCAGGATCGGTGTGACCATTTCGCACTTTTCGCTGTCCGGTCCGCTGATGCTCACGTCGCGCTGGAATTTCCACTCACGTCCCTGTGCGTCCCAAGCGCTCCAAGTGTAGTAGCCGTTGCGGAAGGCTGTGTCTTCGTAGCGGTTTGTGCCGAAGAACTCGGCGGCGATCTTTGCGGCAGCCTTGCGGGTGATGCTGTTCATCTCAACCTCAACCCCGATCGTCTGCTCCTTCATTCTGGTGATCTGTGCCTGTGTGTTTGCGTTCATGGTGGTATCCTCCTGTTTGGTTTTTGGTGTGTTTTCCCTTTCGGTAGTCACATATTAACTCTAAACCGAGGATATATCAAGCCGCTAAAACCACAGAATATCGAGGAAAATACAGCCTTGATGATTGTGTAGTATACACCCTTGACTTACTTGCAATCGTGTGGTAATATGGGGTACGATGGAATAGGTTCTCGCATTTTCCGGCGCCCCCGGAGGCTGTAAAATCAGCCGCCGGAGATGACCTCGAATTCATCCACGCCTTCGATCAGGGCGAGGCTTCTGCCGTTCTCCCAGTTCATGTGGATGTTGCCTGCGTCGTCGATGATCGCCACCGAACCGATCGTACCGGGCGGCACGGGCGCGATGTCGTCTGCCATGTGTATCAGGCGGATTCTGGTGCCTGCGGGATAGCGCTCCCGCAGGGCTTTAAGTTCAGCATCATTCGGAAACCGCATCGTCAGCACCTCCTTCGGGCTTGCCGTGGCGGAAGGCGGAGCTTCCGGTCAGGCGGCGGAGTAAAACCTTGCGCACCGGCTTGTACTCTTCGCCGATCATGCCGAGGCGCAGGAGGAAGCAGCGGAATGCGTACTTCTCGTTATCGCTGGTATCCGGCTTGTTGACCACTCGCTTGAGGTTCTTGGCGAACTCGCAGAGGGCGGTAATGAATCGGGCGTAGGCATCGCCGTCGCCGTCCTTCTCGACCGTGAACCACGGGAACTCGACCGTTTCCTTGCACTCGTTGACCGCAAGGCTCTCCGTATTCAGTGCGTGCTTCAGGAGCGTTTCCTTGTTCTCGATAATCTGAAGCAGGTTCTCCAACCCCTGTTCACCGAAGAAGTCTCGCGGCATCGAAATTGTCAGCGCCACCGGCTCGTCCTCTGCGGTGTAGCCTGCCTTCTGCAGTTCGCTCCGGATCTCGTCCGGAAGCTCATCGCCGTGCAGCACCGCTTCCTTGTCGAGGGTGTATGCGCCGATTTGGTATCCGCAGCTCGGAACGCCGAGGTACTTCACCTCGCTGCTGGTCAGCTCACCGATCTTCTGTGCCAGTGCCTTGCGCTGGCTCTTTTCGATATTGAACTTGATATTCATGATGTGACCTCCTGTTTTCACCGCTTGCTGCGGTTTTGATTGTAGTCACATATTAACTCTGAAGCGCACAGATAGCAAGACTGTAAAACGGAGAATATGTGCGGGGCGGTTTTTCCGATATTTGTGCATATTACAGCGCCGCCAGATATTGACATATCGTTGGGTGCGTTGTATAATCATAGTAAGAGAAATCGGAATTTGGAAGTGTAATGAATGAATGGCAATATCATCACAGATAAAGATTACTATGAGCTGAATGGGATCAGAATCGAATTCTACTTTGATGCAGAATCGGATGGGTATATCCTGGAATGGGCAGGGGGACATTCAGATACGCTGTTTATTCCGAACACTATCAATGGTAAACCTGTAAAATATATCGAATTTGCCGATTGGGGAACAGGCGGATACGATAAGGTGATCGTTTCAGAGAATAACCCATATTTCAAGGCAGTTGACGGAGTATTGTTTACAGGTGATATGAAAGAATTGCTGATATATCCTATAGAAAAGAAAGACAAAGTGTATTTCATACCGGATGGAGTTGAGTTGATCGGAGAAGATTCATTTAACTCAAATAAGTATATCAATACCCTTGTTTTCCCGCATAGATTTAAGCTGATCGTTCAGTATGCACTGGCTGTCTGTGAGAATCTTGAAACGTTATATCTTCCCGCAACCCTGGAGCGTGTTTTATTAAAAGCCTTTTATTCTGCAGGGCCGTTGAGGAACGTATATTATGAGGGTACAGAGCAGGATTGGAACAATATTGATTTTACGGACTGCAATTGGTCACTTACGGATGCTGAGATCCATTTTAACTATGATTATCAAAAGATCAAATTCTGATTTACGCGAATAATACACCATCAGCCTTCCTTCGTCTCGACCTCTTTGACCAGATCGGAATAAGGAATCTGCTGTCCGTTACGAATTACATACACGCCTTCGGCATCACCGGTGTCCTCAACGTAGCGCCGGAGAATGACGGAGGCGTATTTTTCATCAAGCTCCATCATGTAGCAGATGCGGTTCATCTGCTCACAAGCCATAAGCGTCGAGCCGCTGCCGCCGAAGGTGTCGATCACCACGCCGTTTTCCTGCGTGGAGTTGCCGATGGGATAACCGAGCAGGTCAAGCGGCTTGCTGGTCGGGTGGTTCGCATTGCGCTTCGGTTTGTCAAAGTTCCAGATGGTCGTCTGCTTGCGGTCGGAATACCACTTGTGCTTGCCGTTCTGCATGAAGCCGTACAGCACCGGTTCGTGCTGCCACTGGTAATCGGAGCGTCCGAGGACAAGGCCGTCCTTCACCCAGATGCAGCAGCCTGCAAGGTGGAAGCCAGCGTCGATGAACGCCCTGCGGAAGTTCAATCCTTCCGTATCGGCATGGAACACATATGCAGCGCCGCCTTTTTCGAGGTGGTCTGCCATACACTTGAAAGCAGAGAGCAGAAAGTTATAAAACTCCTCGTTCTTCATGCTGTCGTTCTGGATGGTCAGACCGCTGGCGCTCTTGAAAGATACACCGTAGGGCGGATCGGTCAGAATCAGATTCGCTTTCGTATCGCCCATAAGTGTATTTACATCATCGGGGCTGGTCGCATCACCACACATGAGGCGATGCCTGCCGACCGTCCACACATCTCCACGTTCCACGAAGGAAGCCTTCTCCAGCGCAGCAGTCAGATCGAAATCGTCGTCCTTTGCATCGCTGCCGGTTCCATCGGAAAACAGGTCAGCCAGTTCCTTTTCATCAAAGCCAGTCATGGCGAGGTCGTAGCCGAGGTCTTGCAGTTCCTGCATCTCCACGGCGAGAAGCTCCTCGTCCCAGCCTGCATCCAGAGCCATACGGTTATCCGCGAGGATGTAGGCTTTCTTCTGCGCATCGGTCAGGTGGTCTACATAGACACACGGCACTTCCGTGATGCCTTCCTCCTTTGCCGCCATCAGTCTGCCGTGACCTGCAATGACGTTGTACTCCCGGTCGATGATGACGGGATTGACGAAACCGAACTCACGCAGCGAGGAGCGCAGCTTTTTTATCTGCTCCGGCGAGTGAGTGCGGGCGTTATTTACATACGGGATGAGCTTGTCAGTGGCGACAAGCTGAAAGTCAGTCGTTGTTTTCATGTGTACCTCACTTCCTGCTGCGGAGTAGCTGCTCCATCATATCGTCCTGCGGAGAGCCGTCGAACTTGGTCGTGCAATTCTGCTTCACGATATCGAAAATCTCGTACCAGAGCAGATTTGCCTGTTTCTGATAGGACTGGCTGAGGGATGCGAACGGAGATGCGACCACACCGCCGGTCGTCGGGTGCTTGCCAAGCAGACCGTAGGTCGAGAGCGCGTCCTCACACTGGATAAAACGAGCGAACGCCAGCGAGTAGCTTTCGAGCAGTCGCTTGTTCACCAGCTTTTCGCAGCCGCGATTCTTCAGCCATATCCATGTTTCCTTGTAGATTTCATCAGCGCCGAGGGGCTTGCCGTCCTTCTGCCGTGCCGAGAGGTATTCACTCGGCGAGGGCATATCCTCACCAACGAGATCAGCGGCATCATCAAGGTCAGCACCTTCCAGCGCGGTCGGGGTGAATTCGATGATGTCGGCATCCTCTCCTGCGGCAATTTTCTCGGCGAGAGGCTTCGGCTTGTCGCCTGCACGGACTCTGCGTCCGCCACGGTTTGTACCGTCCTTTGCCATATCATCACCTGCCTATAAAAAATGCCGAAACCATGAGGATTTCGGCTTGTAAAATATTCGAGGGGGTTAATCGGGTGTTTGAACTGCACTTTTTGTGCGTGAGAGGGGGCGCCGGTCTT